GCTGGCAGGCGTAGGTAAACTGCGGGTTGTCTAAAATGTTTTTGTAGCGGGTTATTGGAATTCACAGCCATAATTGATCCTATAAATAGTATTATAAAACTATTTATTTGGAAAAAATCCCATGGCAATTACTTTTTCAGTTGGCGGTCAAACAGTTCAAGTTGATGGTGCAGCGTCAGAATCAACACTGCAATCTTTGGTGTCTGCAGTGAGTGGCAGCAATCAACGACAACGACAGGCAGCCACACAAATAGCGGCTGATCTCAAGAATATAGGTCAATCAGCAAGTTCAGCCGATTCATCCATGCAAAAAACTGCGGTATCGGCACAACGAAGCGACGCTGCTATATCCGGACTTGGATCAGGTATCAGCGACGTTGTGTCAACCATTGTTGGATCATTTCAGCAAACTTCAGCAACAGTGGGTACATTTGCTGATAGTTTACTGTCAACCTCAACACAGATAAGCCAGGAATGGTCTAGAGCATTTGTGAGTCTAAGCCGTGGCGGCATAGATCCAATTGTTCTTTCGACCAGTGCGCTCAGGGCCGGACTAGATCTTACTGGTGGCGCTTTGGGCAAGCTTGGCTCAATGATCCCAGGTGTGCCTGGTCAAGCACTGTCTGGATTCACTAATCTAGTTACAGAACTTGGCAAAGGCGGCATAGATATACTGTCAACCCAGTTGATAGAATCTGCACAGGCCATGTCCAGATATAATAAAATGGGTGCAATTTTTTCTGAAGGACTGGGCGAGATGCGAGTTAACACAGGTAAAACTGGGTTGACTTTTGAACAATTTTCTCGTGTGGTCGAAGGAAGTAGGGATAACATTAAATCATTTGGTGGTACACTGAGTGATGGTATAACCCGTTTAGCTGATGTATCTAATGCAATGAGCAGGTCTGTTGACAGCAGTGGTAAAACAGTGAGGCATGCATTATTAAACTTGGGATACAGTGTTGAAGAACAATCCACATTGGCAGCAAGTTATCTAGCACAACAACGTGTTATAGTGGGAATTGATCGTGTTAGAGCAATGTCCAGCAAGGAAGTTGCTGATGCCACTGTTAAATATGCTACTGATTTAAAGGTACTACAGGAACTGACAGGCAAAGATGCCAAAGCAATCGCAGATAAAGCAGCCAAGGATACCATGCGGGCATCCTTGATGGCCAAACTGACTGATGACCAAAGAAAAGCACTAACAGAAGCTAATAGGGGTATGCAACAACTAGGCCCAGAAGCAGGGCAAACTATGCAGAATGCATTAACACGTTATCTGACTACTGGTACATTTGACCCTGCAGTGGCCATGAGTGAGGAAATGCGTGGGTATATAGTAAAAATAGGCCAAGGTGTCCAATCAGGATCCACTGACATGCAAAACGTTACAACAAAAGCTAACGAAGATTTAAAGACAGAACTAGAAAGACAAGCCAAATTAGGAATAGGTCTAGCTGCAACGACCGATACAGTATTAGCTGCAGGCGGAACATTGTCAAGTGCAGTGCAGACATACACTACCGCGGTTAACGGTATTTTATCAAACACAAACATCACAGCTGGCGCAACTGAAAAAGCTCAGGCAAGTGCAGAAAAACTTAAAGGTACTACAGAAGTGTTAACAACCGGTGTTTCTACTATGACCGAATCATCAGCAAACATGACAAAAGCATTGAATACTATAACCACTGAAGCATTGCCAAAAGTGGTACCAGCAGTAACAGCATTAGTAAAAGGAGTGAGCAATGCAGCAGCCAGTTTTGAACAAGCTGTAGTTGGTGACATCACTATGGGACAAGCTGTTTCTTCGGTAAAAAAACAACTCATTGATGGTTTTGATGGAATATTAAAGGATATCAAACAAAAAGTAGATGAATGGTTCCCATCTACCAAGTCTGGTGCAAAAGCTGACACCGGCAAGGCCGCAGCGGCGGCTGAATCAAACAGTGCTCCGGTTGCATCGGCCAACACACTAATACAGATGTTCAGCGAACTGTTGAGTAAAATGGGAGTACGTGATTCTGGTACGCTAGGAATGACTGGTAGCCTGTTTGAAAAAGAGGATTTTTACGGCAAAGTAGCCAAAGGAGAAACGGTACTTACTCGTGGACAATTTGATAACATTGCAAATTTTAATTCTGATGCTGGCATTGGCAACAAACCTCAAGTTGCCACTAAACCTGCGGGTCTTGCTCAATTAACTACAGAATCCGGCACTAAAACTAGTGACGCTATGCAATCATTGGCCAAATCAATGCCCAATACTGATCAATTGTCTAGGCAATATCAAATAGGTATTGATAGTGCAATTCGTGAATCGTCAAATACAATGTCTGAAAGTATTGTATCATCAATTTCTGCAGTAAAAAATAATAAAGCAGATTTTCAAATGCTGGATGGTATAACGCAGTCAATGCCTTTACTTGGCGCTGCAGTAACTGATTCAATCAAGCAGTCCCAAGACAGTTATGTTACAGCAATGAGGGATTTCCAACAAGAAAGAATCAATGCTGACAAACAAACAAAAAAATCTGATCAACCGTTTCCGGAAGAATTTACTGCAGCAGTAGGAAAATTTGATACTGTGGTATTGTCAACTGCTATTGACAATCTTTCTTCTCAAATGGTCAACAGTTCCAAAGAACAACAGCTGAGTCTGAATGCGCAAATTACCAAACTGACTGAACTGGTAACTGCAATGCAAGAGAATGTTCGGGCTAGTGAAAATATAGCTAACGTTCTCGCCTAAGCCGGTAAATATACAATACTGAGATTATCTATGACATGGCGTAAATATTTTAAATCATCCAACTTACCTAGCAATATAAGCCCAATTGGTAGCGGCCGTATGCCCGACCCCGGATACCGCAATTACCAAAGCAACTTGCCTGAAGTGTATATTGGACATCCAAATCGTACTGAACGTTACAACCAATACGAACAAATGGACATGGATTCGGAGATCAATGCTGCACTAGACATTCTGGCTGAGTTTATGACGCAGAAGAATTTGGCCAATCATACTGCATTTGATATTCATTTTAAAGAAAAGCCCACTGACAATGAAGTCAAAATCATCAAAGAACAGCTACAACAGTGGGTGGCGTTGAATGAATTAAACAAAAGAATATTCAAAATTGTGCGCAATACCATCAAGTATGGCGACCAAATTTTTGTAAGAGACCCAGAAACATTCAAGATAATGTGGGTTGAAATGAGCAAAGTGGTCAAGGTTATTGTTAACGAAGCAGAGGGCAAAAAACCCGAGCAATACATTGTGAAAGACCTTAACCCCAACTTTCAAAACTTAACTGTTACAGCAGTTTCAACAAGTGACACCTATATCAATCATCCGCAAGTGGGTGGTCCCAGTGGCAGTTATGTGCAGCCTGCTACACCTTATAGTGGCGGAAGCCGCTTTACTCATGCACAAAACGAAGCTGCAATTAACGCAGAACATGTGGTACATCTGAGTTTGACTGAAGGATTAGACGTATATTGGCCGTTTGGAAACAGTGTATTAGAGAACGTTTTCAAGGTGTTTAAACAGAAAGAATTGCTAGAAGATGCTATTATCATCTATCGTGTGCAACGTGCGCCAGAGCGTAGAGTATTCAAAATTGACGTAGGTAACATGCCAGCACACATGGCCATGGCATTTGTGGAAAAGATCAAAAACGAAATCCATCAGCGTAGAATTCCTACACAAAGTGGCGGTGGCGCAAACATGATGGATGCCACTTATAATCCATTAAGTCAAATGGAAGATTACTTTTTTCCAGTGACATCAGACGGTAGAGGCAGCTCAATTGATACGCTAGCAGGAGCAAGTAACCTAGGCGAAATTACTGATTTACGCTTCTTTACCAACAAATTATTCCGCGGTCTGCGTATTCCTAGTAGCTATTTGCCTACTGGAGTAGACGATGGAACGCAGTCTGTCACCGACGGCAGAGTAGGCACAGCACTCATACAAGAATGGCGCTTTAATCAGTACTGTAAACGCTTACAAGCCATGATTGTGGACAAATTAGATGCCGAGTTCAAGTTGTTCATGCGGTGGCGCGGTGTCAACATTGATGGCCAATTGTTTGATTTGATCTTTGAAGAGCCACAAAACTTTGCACAATATCGTCAAGCAGACATAGATCAAGCCAGGATCAATACATTTGTGGCACTAGAGCAAACTCCATACATGAGCAAACGCTGGCTAATGAAGCGTTATCTAGGATTAACTGAGCAAGAGATGAGCGAAAATGAAACAATGTGGGCCGAGGAACAAGGTGATGTGGACGCAGCACCTGCAGATGATCCAAACTTGCGCAGCGTGGGCATCAGCCCTGGTGGTATTGCAGGCGATTTGGATAATGTAGCGCCTCCGGCTGAAGGCAGTGAGCTAGGGGCTAATCCAACTGAAATGGCCGCCATGAGTCCCATGGGCGGCCCTCAACCAGGTGCAGCAGCTGGTGCCACTGCAGCACCAATGGTATAATTTGAGTATTTGGTTAAATAACAATATGATACTTAATGAATTATACGATTTACCTGTTCCTGGATACCAGTCTGATTCAGCTGACCACACTACCATGAAGTTGAGTGACATGCGTAAAACACGTTTGACGCTGGCAGATCTTAATCGTTTACGCATGGCCAATGATGTACGCAAAGTTGAACACGAGAACAAACTAGAACAAATCACCAAGCAATACAAGCTTCCTGCAGCCGCTCCCACGGTATAGTCCTGTCAAATCCTTCAAAAAACACCCATTTAACCCCGTAATCTAAGCAGTTTAGTAAATAGAGTACAAGCCATATTATTTAAAGGAGTTCTGTATGAACAAATATGAACAGCTGATTGAACACATTATAAATGATGACGACGCAAAAGCCCGTGCATTGTTTCACGATATCGTAGTTGAAAAATCCCGTGACATCTATGAGTCCTTGATGGACGAAGAGTATGCCGAAGAAGACATCCACAGTGGAAATCAAGTTGACTCCATGGTTGATGAAATCACACGTGACGAAACCATGGAAGGTGGTGATGACGACATGGACATGGACATGGACATGGAACCAGAAATGGGCATGGACGACGAAATGGGCATGGACGACGAAATGGGCGGCGAGCAAGATTTAGAATCCAAAGTTATGGATCTTGAGTCTGAGCTGGAAGCACTAAAAGCTGAATTTGAGGCTTTGATGGGCGGCGAGTCCGACGAAGCAGAACCCGGCGACATGGGCGATGATGACATGGACATGGGCGACATGGATGACGAAGAAAACGAATCCATGATGTACGAAGCTAAAGACGAAGATGACGAAGAAGATAAAGAAGAAGATGACGACAAAGAAATGTCGGAATCGGTTCAGCGTAAAGCCTATCCTAAGACTGCAGTTGACTTGATGCGTGAATACGTAGAAAAAGTTGCTGCTCCTGGCAACACAGAGTTTAGCCCAGTTGGTACTAGTGCCGGCGGCGACAAAGCTGCAGGTAACACCAAGAACCCAATGGCAGGCAAGAACGACATGGGCGGCACATCGCAAAATATCGCTCGAGGCGGCGCAGGTGCAGATGCTAATCCAGACGGCAACAGCCCAAAAGGTAAAGTTGACGGCAAGCTAGTTAAAAACGCACAGGAAATTGATGTTGCCAAACGCAATGTCAACAAGCCAGGCGGCAACAAAGGTGCACAAGATTGGTACGGTACTAAAGCTGCAGCCAAAAAAGGTGAAGGTCAAACTACTGACGGATCTGTTCCAGTGCAAAAGAAAAGCATTGAACCAGGCGGCAACTAATTAGGGCAATAATATGGCTTTGTACCTAAGAGAGAATCTTACTTTTGACCGTGCTCAGATGGAAGTCCTTACCGAGGACTCCACAATTGGCGAAGGTAAGAATCTATATATGAAAGGGATATTCATCGAGGGCGGTGTTAAAAATGCCAACCAACGTGTTTATCCCATTCACGAAATAACAAAAGCTGTTAGCACAATCAACGATCAAATCAAAGAAGGACACAGCGTCCTAGGCGAAGTTGATCATCCTGATGACCTAAAGATTAATTTGGATCGTGTGTCACACATGATTATGCAAATGTGGATGGATGGTCCTTGCGGTCACGGAAAACTAAAAATTCTACCAACACCAATGGGTGAACTAGTGAAAGCTATGATTACCAGTGGTGTCAAGCTAGGTGTTAGTAGCCGTGGTAGCGGAGAAGTAAACGAAGGTACCGGACATGTCAGCGGTTTTGATATTATTACCGTTGATATAGTAGCACAACCTAGTGCCCCTCATGCATATCCAAAAGCCATTTACGAAGGACTTATGAATATGCGTCATGGACACCGTGTTTTAGATGTAGCTCGTGATGCTACACAAGATCAAAAAGTACAGAAGTACCTGAAAGAAGGCATAACACGCCTTATCAAAGACCTTAAGTTAAAATAGGAGAAACCTGATGTTAGATGCTATCAAACCATTGGTAGACAGTGGCATTATTAATGAAGACACTCAACAAGCAATCACAGAAGCTTGGGAAGCTAGACTTTCCGAAGCCAAAGAGACTGTGCGTTCAGAGCTTCGTGAAGAATTCGCTACTAGATATCAACATGACAAGCAAGTAATGGTTGAAGCTCTAGACAAAATGGTAACTGAAAGTCTCCAAAGCGAGCTCGAAGAGTTTGCTGCAGAGAAACAAGCTCTTGCAGAAGATCGTGTGAAATTTAAAAGTCACATGACAGAGAGCACCACCAAGTTCAACAATTTTATGGTTACTAAACTGGCCGAAGAAATTAAAGAACTGCGTGAAGATCGCAAACAATACGAAAACAGCGTAGCTGGTTTAGAAAAGTTTGTTATCAAGCAATTAGCTGAAGAAATTCAAGAGTTTGAGCAAGACAAGCAGGCAGTGGTTGAGACAAAAGTTCGTCTCGTTGCTGGTGCAAAGTCAAAGCTTGCTGAACTACAGAAGAACTTTATTGCTAGATCTGCAGAACTAGTTAAAGAATCAATTGCCAATAAACTAGAGTCAGAAATGACTCAACTCAAAGAAGATATCCAAATGGCTCGCGAGAACATGTTTGGTCGTCAACTCTTTGAAGCCTTTGCAAGTGAATTTGCTGTTACTCACTTAAATGAGAACAAAGAGATTCGCAAGCTACAGGCTATCGTTGCAGCTAAAGAACAAGCGTTAGCGGAAGCTAATCAGCATGTTGAAAAAGCCACAATGGTTGTTGAATCAAAAGACAAAGAGATTAGAATTATTAAAGAATCCACGGAACGCCGGGAAGTAATTGGCAATTTGTTAAGTTCTTTGAACAAGGAGAAAGCTGCAGTAATGAGTGAACTTCTTGAAAGCGTGCAAACTGCAAAGTTGCAGAATGCATTTGAAAAGTATCTTCCAGCAGTACTAAACAACAATGCCAACTCTATTGCACAGCCCAAAGCTATGCTTGCAGAAAGCCGTGTTGAAGTAACTGGAGATAAATCTGCTAAAACCAATGTGGACAATTCAGACAGCATTAATACTGTTGTTGAATTTAAACGTTTAGCAGGGCTAAAGTAAACCCTAAACAGGAGAAAAGGAAAATTATGTCACAAGTACTACTAGAAAGCCGTTGGGGCG